AAGGAATACCTTTAATATCTGTAGGTTCCCACAAGCTCAAACGAACATCGATAACTTCACGACCTTGCTCTGCCGCAATTTGATGGATGATGTCTGATTTACCAATACCTGGAGGGCCCCACATGAATACTGGGCGACTGACTTTAAAACATTTACGAATCGCCACTTTTGCTTCATTTGGGCTTTGTTGACGATTTGCACTAATTTCTTTTGACATATTGACCTCTTTCAAAAATGTTTAACATTTACTACGCTCTATGTATATATTATAGCGCCAGTAGGTTAAAAAGTCAATACATGGTTTTGCCAAAATGGCATTTTTACAACAGTTTACTCGACTGCTGTTTGCTCCATCCAAATTTATGGATGTCACCTGAGAAAAGGATTAATTGGAAAGCAGTTTTTTCTTTGAACACTATGATAGCTTTCTTTTCCAGATAGTATGGACAATCTATAAATCGGTCCATCCATATTATGGTTTGATTGGTAATTTGGAATTCCTCAGTTTGGGGGAAATCTATTTTATACTCTTTGTATCCTAGTGTTTCGGCAAGGAGGTGATATCCTTCTTCGGTCAGTTGCCAACCGCCTACTCGTTTATTTCTAGGATTATGCCAAATGGCATGATTGAAAGCACTAAGTGATTTGTAATCAATGGTCTCTTCAGATAAGTTACTAATTAACTCACTATGGAGTTTTTTAGTAAGTTCTTCTTTTGAAATCATTCTTTAATTTGTTCACCTGTTGTTAATTTGAACACACCAAAATCTTGGCAGTTGAATAACTTGTTGAGTTTTTCGGCTAGATTGAAAGCATGGCCGGAATTGGAAAAACTGACCTTTTTATATTTTGGTCCTAACTGTTGGGCTACCAAACTTGTAGTTTTAAGATTGACCGGCTTACCTTGATAAAAAACAGCCCAAATGGCATCAGCTTCAAGAACCTGTTCTGTCTTGTAGTTTTTCTTGTTTGTTATTTCTAATAATACCTTGGGCTTAGGTCTGCTCATGATAAGTACGTCTCCAAATATACGTACTTATTTATTATATACAGCTAGAAAGTTCCACCGTCCATAGAAACTTCAAGTGAGCTAGGGCTTTGTGATGCAGTCTGTATAACCTTGTCTAATTCACCTGTTAACCGTGTCATAACAACTGCTAGGCTGTCTGAAAGAGCCTGTGCTTCATTTATATCTAAAATGACTGTTTTTGCTTTAGATTTTCCAGCGATTCGAACCTTATCTAGGTAATTTTCGATAGGAACGGTGTTTAATTGTTTCATGATTCTGATTTGCCTATAGTTGATAGTACATGACGCATTTCAAGTTCTGTTTTAAACGGTCCGCGATGACCGTATCTTTCTAATGTAATAAGTTTTGGGCAGAATGATTTCACCCAACCTTTACGGAATTTGATTACATAGTATCCTGCACAGTATTGGCTCTTTGACTTATCGCTCTTTGAATAAATCGGCAATTTTTTCTGTACATCATATACTGGATTATATGGCTTGCTGGAACAAGGAAATTCATAAATGCTCCAATCTATTTCTTTAGATTGTGATTTTGTCTTTTCCTGTTTTAGTTGTTCTTCATTGATCGTGATTCCAAACAGAGTTTGGAAAACTGCTAAATCTGCGATGTCAACCTTTTGACCTTTTCTTAAAAATGAATAACCTTTTTTCTCTTTTGCGAGAGTTCCAAGTTTTTCACCTTCAGCTTCTACGATCCAAAATTTTCCATCGATAACGGGTTTAGTGTGTGCTTCTGTCATATTTGCCTCCATGCAAATTTATACTGTGTATCTAGCATTAAACGGATCAGCGTAACTCTGTATCTGTTCAGTTACTTTGATTAAGTCGTAAGTTCCGCAAAACTTCATCAAGCGGATTCCGACTTGTGGAATATTTTTCTGTTTGTTTAATTCGTCTGAAATAGTCGATGCGATGATTTGTTTTACATCATCCGGCTGTGCAGTTAAGTCGCATAATACTCTATTGCGATTATAATCTTCTAATACACGATGTTCAACACCTTCATGGTCGGTCCAACGTTGTAGCATTAGATTGTTCCACGCCCACCCTTTGGTATTACGATCTTCGAATGCTTCAGTAAGTCCAACCTTATTTTTCGTACCTTTTGTTCTAACTCCCGGGAAAGCCGAGAAGACGTTATCACTGGTATCGCCACGCATGCACTTTTCAAAAATAAGCCATTCTGGATCTGGTGCACCCTTTTCTTCTCCTGTCTTTTTATCCTTAACTTTCTTGCCTTTTTCATCAAAGTATCCTTCGTAGGTAGTAGTTACTCCACTGACTCCGTTATACTGCCTTACGTTTGGTGCGATGAGTTGTGCGAAATCGCCGTCAGTCGAAATAATAACATGATTGTCGTTTGGATGTGATTGTATAAATCCAGCGATCAAATCATCAGCTTCTAAACGTGGGTGTTGTAATACTGTACAGTTTGTTTTATCATGCAGGAATGATTTGAACTCGTCAAATGTTTCCCAAAAGATTTTATCTTCTTCTGCATCTTTTGGACTTAGCGCATTACGAGCATCTTGACGATTGCGCTTATAGGGCTCGTAATAGTCCTTACGCCAGCTACGACCTTCTAGGGCAAAGATAACGTGTTTCCCATCAAAGTCTTTCCATGCCTTGCGTACAGAGTTAAGAATAACGTGTAAGCTCATACCAACTTTTTCTGATATGTCTCCACGTACTACGTGACGGGCACGGAAGAATGTGTTTGCTGTGTCTACAATAATATATGTCATTTAATAAATTTCTGCTTTTCCGTCACCAAGACTGTTAATGTTAATATAGCCACTACCTCTACGATCCATGCTAATTTGTTCTTCCATAGCAACGTCACGACAAAGATCCTTAAACCACGCATCTACAATAGCTTCTTCTGATTCGCCACTGTAGCCTGCTTCTTTTAATTTTAATATAAAATACTCATTCCAGTCAAGTTCGAAAAATCCATTGCGGATGTTATCTGTATTTATATGCGTATTTAATACCGCCACATACGGCTCTTTTTTGGCAGTTGCCGCTTCCTTTGGAGGTAGGGTTTCTGTTTCTACAGCCGCATATTTTTTGGCTTCTTCCATCTTGTCTGCTTTTGAAAGCGTCTTTTTAAAAAAGTCTTTAATTTTGTTAATCATAATTCTGTCCTTATAGGCTTTGGTTTATGTTGTACGTTTACATAGTTAGTGGTCAATACCCAACGTTCTTCGTCTGTCTGGCTGGCCTGTGTCCTGTGCTGTACCCAGCCTGGAAAGAACAACACGTCTCCTGCGACAGCAGGAACTGAACACCATTCTAGTAAACTGTCATCATCTTCATTTCTTCGATGCAGGCTACGTAAATCAAAATGCGGATCTTTGAATTCAATAAATCCGCTATTTTCTGGGAATGTCAAATAAGCCGCAATACTTAATGAGCACATACCGTGTGCGTGTGCACCAGTTTGTCCTCCACGCTTGTGGACGTTCAGCCAAGTATTGCTGATCCAGTAGGGGAGTGTTTCTAGTAATTTAAACTTACCAAATAACACTTCATTTGCCCGAGCATGTTGCCAATCGAAAAAATCTTTAAACACGGGACTTAGATGAGGCGGAGTAACCTGATTAGACACGGTACTTTTAGCATCTCCTTGTTCTAACGGCAAGTATCCGTCATCCTCTGCGGCAGCTAAAATACGTCTAGCTTCATCTAAGTGAGCTTGTGTAAATCCGTCAAAGTGTGCTTTGAAAAGAAAAGGAGGATACGGATTGATTGCTTCTAACATATCTTACCTTTTATAACTGCTATTAAAAATTCTTCTTTGGTTAACCAGCGGTTTTCAAACACTGGTGTACCAGGACCTGTCCAAACAGCTTCGCCGTGATAGCCTAATTGTAGCCAAATCCACCGATCACTTATTATACAGCGATGTGGTCTCCAAGCAAATGTTAATTTCCATTGTGCTTTTCTAAAAAATGCATCGTACCACTCTTGTGTTTCAAACGGGATTGGCAATTAAGTTCCCCACTCATTCTTAAACAACGGAACTTGTAGTCTATCACTGTAACGTAAACCTTCTTTCATAGCCATTAGAGCCACTGCCTTATTATTAAGAGCATACACACTTTCAACGCCTCCGACTGGCATTAAGTAGACATGACCTTTAAATCCAGCGGCACGATATTCTTCAACGGCACGTTTAGCATCGGCGAAATCTTCTTCAGTAGCAATAACAAACTTTAAGTATGCTGTGCCAACTTCTTCATATTCGCATACGACGTCTGGTTTAATAGCATCTTCCCACTTCTCGCCAGAACATGGAAGTTTAGCACTA